CCTGTAGGGGAGCGGCCGGGAGTTTCCGGCCCCCCTCCCTTTCCGGCTTCCAAATCTGCGTTCTGCGGCCCGTTTCCTCCAGCCAATAGTTTCCCTACATGAACATCAGAAACCGCGTCAAATCGCTCCGTATGGTCCCTGCCAGCGACCTCAGGCCCAATCCGAAGAACTGGCGGACGCACCCCAAGGCCCAGCAGGACGCACTCCGAGGCGTGCTGGCCGAGGTCGGCCTTGCCGACGCCTGCCTCGCCCGCGAGTTGCCCGACGGCTCGCTGATGCTGATCGACGGCCACCTCCGTGCCGAGACGCTCGGTGACGGCGACGTGCCGGTGCTGATCCTCGACGTGAATGAGGCTGAAGCCGACAAGTTGCTTGCGACGCTCGATCCGCTTGCCGCGATGGCCGAGAGCGACGCGGCGAAGTTGGACGAACTGCTCCGCAACGTGGATACCGGGAGCGAGGCGTTGCAGCAGATGCTTGCCAGCACGGCGAGCGAAGCGGGGCTGTACGCCGAGACCAGCTCCGACTCCAACGAAGAAAAACCTGAGCAAGCAGACAGTGAGCTGCCAGAGCGTCAAAGCCTCGCCGAGCGTTTTGGAGTTGCACCATTTTCAGTGCTGAATGCACGAGAGGGATGGTGGCAGGACAGAAAGCGGGCATGGATCGCCATCGGAATACAGTCGGAACTTGGCCGAGGAGAAGGCTGGAACGCATGTCCCGGTGGCTCCCCGATGGTTTCTGGCTACGACGAGAATGGCAACCGGCTTGTCGGCATGAAGACAAAGGTGCAGAGATGAGCAAGCGTTTGGCTGCAACTTACGGTCAAGACCTCATGAGGGGCGAACACAAAATGAATGACAAAAAGGCTGTTCATACAAGACCCGGAGGAGGCGGCAGCGAAACATCGCGAAGCATGGCGGAAGAGTACGACGGCGGCGATGCTTGGGCGGCTTCTGGAGCAAGCAGCAGCGGAACGTCGATCTTCGACCCGGTTCTCTGCGAACTGGCCTACCGCTGGTTTTGCCCTCGCGGCGGGCAAGTGCTCGACCCGTTCGCTGGCGGCTCTGTTCGCGGCGTCGTCGCCTCGCGGCTCGGGCTTCGCTACTTCGGATGCGAACTGCGGGAGGAGCAGGTCGAAGCCAACCGCAAGCAGGTGGAAACAATCTGCCAAGCCCCGAAGCCGCAGTGGCATGTCGGAGACAGCCGCGAGATTGTCGCCCACGCAGGAGGGCTGGAGGCGGACTTCCTTTTCAGTTGCCCTCCTTACGCAGACCTTGAGGTCTACAGCAAGAACCCGCTCGACATTTCAACGCTGCCATACGAAAAGTTCAGAGATGCCTACTTCAAGATCATCGCCGAGTCATGCTCCCTTCTAAAGCAGGACAGGTTTGCGTGTTTTGTGGTTGGCGAAGCGAGGGGCAAAGACGGAAACTACTACGGCTTTGTTCCAGACACTGTGCAAGCGTTCCAGCAGGCCGGGCTTCGCCTCTACAACGAGGCGGTGCTGGTGACCGCTGTTGGGTCGCTTCCCATTCGCGTTGGGAGACAGTTTGCTGCTGGCAGAAAACTCGGAAAGACGCACCAGAATGTTCTCGTCTTTGTGAAGGGCGACGGCAAGAAAGCAACCGAAGCGTGCGGAGACTGCGACTTCTGCGACCCTGAGTTGGCGCAGCAGTTTGGCGAGGTGCTGGGTGATCCCTGATCCAGTGGTAGAGCAGCATCGTGAAGGCGTTTTCGTCGTGCGGGACGACTTGGTTATCGGCGGCACAAAAAGGTGTTTTGTGGACCGGCTCATCGAAGGCCACCGTGAGGTCGTCTACGCCAGCCCCGCCTACGGCGGGGCACAAATCGCCATCGCTTACGCGGCTGCGGAACTTGGAGTACTGGCGACCATATTCGTCGCCAAGCGGAAGCAGCCGCACGCAAGAACGCTGGAGGCAAAGCGGGCCGGGGCGAAAGTCGTGCAAATCCCTTCGGGCTACCTGTCTAATGTTCAAGCAAAGGCGAAATCCTACTGCCTTGCCTCAGGGGCCTGCCTGCTGCCATTTGGACTTGAGACGCCTACTGCCTTCGACGCGATAGCGGAAAGAGCCTCGCATGTCGCCCGCATTGTCGGACCGCTGGACGAAGTCTGGAGCGTGGCAGGCTCAGGCGTGCTTACTCGCGGGCTCCAGCGAGGGCTAGAGTCTGTTCGCTTCTTCGTCGTCCAAGTTGGACGCAGCCTAACGAGAGCGGAGGTTGGGCAGGCGACGGTACTGCCTTGTAGCCAACCCTTCGAGGAGGACTCGAAAGCCCCACCACACTTCCCTTCTTGCAGCAACTACGACGCAAAAGCGTGGGAGCCTTTTGTTCGCCTAGGGCGAGGGCGGCGACTGTTTTGGAATGTTTCCCGCTAGGGCCGAGCAGAGGCTAGGTTTCCGACATCAAAGGCGTGCATATCGCTGCGACCGTTTTCATGCACAACGCTGACTCTGTAGCTGCCGGGCTTCTTGGCTGCTGCCTTTGCTTCGGCCTCGGTGGCGTAGGCCACCTTGCCGTCGCGGAAGCAAAAAGAAATCGCGTCGAAAGTCGCCAGTTTGTAGTATGGAAAAGAGCCTTCCGAGCGTCGCTTGTTTTGTTTCATTTCTCGTACCTCCTTTGAATGGCCCACACACGTTAGGACGGCTCGCCCCAGCGTGCAACTCAAGAAAAAAGGCAGCAAAACATGGGCAAACGCGGCCCCGCCCCCGAACCGTCGATCCTCAAATACATTCGCGGCAACCCGTCGAAGGAATCGCTGCCGACGAACGAGCCGACACCGGAACTGCTCGACAAGCTCGACCCGCCCGAGTCGATTTCCGACGACCCGGTGGCGGTCAAGAAGTGGAACGACACCGTGCCGATGCTGCGGCGGATGCGGGTGTTCACCGAGGCCGACATCGACGCATGGGCGATCTATTGCCACGCATGGTCTAAGTGGCTGGAGGCGAAGTCGAAGTGCAAGCAGTTCGGTCGCGACAACGTGATGATGGAGACAGACCCGAATCGCACCGACGGGAAGTTGCGGATCAAGTGGACGCAGCCGCACTCGTGGGCCGTCGATGAGCGGTCGCTCCGCAGCGACATCCGCCGGATGCAGCAAGACTTCGGCTTGAACCCGAGCAGCCGGTCGCAGGTATCGACGAATGGAAACGCAGATACAGACCCGGTTGCCGCCTACGCTGCGAAGCGACGCCGCTCGTCAGGGGCTTGAGTTCTACTTCGACCCCGAGGCCGCGAAGCACGCCATCGAGTTTTTCGAGGGCTGGCTGCGGCACTCCAAGGGCAAGCACGCAGGCCAGCCGTTCACGCTGCTTGAGTGGCAGGCTGTGATGATCGGCGAACTGTTTGGCTGGAAGCGGCTCGCCGACGACACTCGCCGCTTCCGCGTGGCGTACATCTCGACGGCGAAGAAGCAGGGCAAGTCCACCCTGCTCGCGGGCATCGGGCTCTACCTGCTCGTCATGGACGGCGAGAACGGTGCCGAGGTCTACGGCGCGGCTGCGGATCGCGAGCAAGCCTCGGTGGTCTACCGTGAGGCCGCGAGCATGGTGCGGGCCTCGCCGCAACTCTCTCGGGTGCTGGAGGTCATCGACTCTCGCCGCACGATTGCCTACCGCAAGGAGGCGTCGTTCTACCGCGTCCTGTCCGCTGACGCCTTCCGTGCGGAAGGCTTGAACATTCACGGCCTGCTGTTCGACGAGCTTCACGCCCAAAAGGATCGCCGCCTGTGGGATGCACTCAGGTACGGCGGCGCGGCCCGCGAGCAGCCGCTGCTCGTGTCGATCACGACGGCGGGCTACGACCGAAAAGGGATTTGCTACGAGCAGTATCAGTACGCCAAGGCGGTCGCGGCGAACTGGCGGCACGATCCCACGTTCTTCTCCTGCATCTACGAGATGGAGGAGGAGGCCGATTGGAAGGACTCCGAAGTCTGGCCGCAGGCGAACCCGTCGTGGGGCGTGACGATCAAGGAGGACGTTTTCGCAGCGGACGCGAAGGAGGCCGAGCAGTCGCCAACGAAGTTGAACTCGTTCCTCAGATACCGGCTCAATACGTGGACGACCTCCGACGTTCGGTGGCTGTCACCGGAAACGTGGCAGCAGGGCTCCCTGCCGCTCCGCGACTTCGGCGACCGGCCCGTTTACGCGGGCCTCGACCTCGCGACGACCTATGACTGCCGTTCTTCTGGATTCCCGAGGCGAACGCCGTGGAGCGGACGAACCGCGACAAGGTCGACTACCTCGGCTGGATACGCGACGGATTCATCAAGGTTACTGACGGCAACGTGACCGACTACACCGTGCTGCACCGCGATATCGCGGCCATCTGCGAGCAGTACCGGGTGCGGCAACTGGCGGTGGACCTCAAGTTCAACGGCCAGATGATTGCCAACATGCTGCAAGGGGACGGGGTGGAAGTGGTCGGATATCCACAGGGTGGTCGCGCCATGAGCGCGCCTGCCAAAGCTCTGGAGAACTTGATCACCAACGCCAAAATCCGCCACGCGGGGCATCCCGTCCTGTCGTGGTGCGCTGGCAACGTCGCCGTCCACGAAGACCGCTACGGAAACATTTACCCGAGCAAGGCCAAGAGTACGGAGCGCATCGACGGCATCGTGGCGTTGTGCCAAGGCATCGGGTGCTGGATCGGCAACGAGCAGAAGCCCAGCAGCGAGCCGGAAATCTTCTTCATATGATCGCCCAAAACCACGAACACCGAATCCTCTGGCTCCCCGGCGAGGAGCGTATGTTTGACGAGGATTCCTCGTCGCGTTCCTCCGCTGGCGTGCGGATCGACTCCAGCAACGCCCACACCGTTGCGGCGGTGTTTTCCTGCCTTCGCGTGATCGCCGAAACGGTCGCGAGCCTGCCGCTGCACGTGCTTGAGCGAACGGCCGGAGGCGGCAAGCGGCAGGCCCGCGAACTGCCGCTCTACAAGCAACTCCACTCGCAGCCCAACGGCTGGCAGACCTCGTTCGAGTGGCGTGAGCAGGCTGTGTTTCACGTTGGCTTGTGGGGCGACGCGCAAGAGACGCCGTACAACGAGCAGAAGATTCTCCAGATTCGCGGCCCGTCCGATGACGGCGTGAACGGCATGTCCATCGTGGACGAATGCAAGGATGCCATCGCACTAGCCCGGGCTTGCGAGTTGCACGGGGCACGCTTTTTTGCGGCCGGTGCCCGCCCCGGGTTTGTTCTTTCGACCGAGGGCCAACTCAACGCCGAGGCCCGCGAGCAACTCCGCTCGCAGTGGGACCGGCGTCACGGAGGCGTCGGCAACAGCCACAACACGGCGGTCCTCACGGGCGGGCTGAAGCCCTACGACATTCCGCAGGCCAGCAACACCGACAGCCAGTTCATCGAACTGCGCCGCTACCAGTTGGAGGAGATCGCGAGGCTGTTCCGCATCCCCGGCTCGCGGCTTGGCATCGCGGCGGACAGCCCCGACTCCGACATCGCGTTCGTGACGCACTGCATCATCCCGTGGCTGCGCCGCTTTGAGTCGGCGTTCATGAGGGACTTGCTGCCGGATGACGATCGCTATCTGGTCGAGTTCGACGTGCGTGGGCTGCTGCGTGGCGATGCCGCCAGCCGCTCGGCGTTCTATCGGGCCATGTGGGACATCGGCGTGGTCAGCACGAACGACATTAGAGCGACCGAGAACCTCGACCCAGTGGAAGGCGGCGACGTTCGCTATCGCCCGCTCAACATGGGAACGCTCGGCGAGCAGCCGACCGCGACCGACGTGCTGTCCCAGCAGCAGCCAGACAGCGGCATCGACGGGCAGGCGGTCGAAGGCGGGCTGGCCGCTGCGGCTGCCGACTCGGTTCCGACCAGCGAGGCACCGGCGCAGCCCGAGGCACCGCAGGTCGCCGACGTGTCGCTCAACGGCGCACAGATCACCGGCCTCATCGCCATCATCGCTCAAGTCCCCGCTGGCCTGCTCACCAAGGAAGGCGCTGCGGCCCTCATCGCCGCGTCGTTCCCGAGCATCTCCGATGCTCAAGTCGCGGCGATCCTTGCGGGGGTGTCGGCTGGCAATCCCGCAGGCAGCGTGCAGCCTCCGCAGGCCGCTCCTGCCCCAGCCGCACCGCTCGGTCGGTCGCTGCCCGAGTCGCGGGCCATGACGATCAGCATGGACTTCGACCGTACGTTCGCAGCCGACCCGCAGATGTGGGGCGAGTTCGCCACGCAGGCGGTCGCGGATGGCAATACGGTCGTGATGATTTCCCGCCGTCCCGAGGCGGATCGCCAGACCGTGCTCGACACGCTCGGTGACTACGCTTCCGCGTTCTCGCAAGTCCTGCTCGTCGGCACCGACACGCTCAAGGCCGATGCCGCCGAGGCCGCAGGCATCAGCGTGGACGTGTGGGTCGATGACTCGCCGCAGACGATCACCGACAAGCCGGTGAAGCGGAGCCGCAAGAAGAAGAATCCCGATGGCGAAGTATGACCACATCGACTTCTCGCCGCCCGCTGGTGTTCGCGACGAGGCCGCGAAGGGGCTGGCGTGGCGCGACGAGTTCAACCGTGGCGGCACGGCGGTCGGCGTGGCCCGCGCCCGCGACCTTTCCAACGGCACGAACATTTCGCCAGACACGGCGAAGCGGATGGCGAGTTACTTCGCCCGCCACGAAGTGGACAAGCAAGGGCAGGGATGGAGTCCCGGCGAAGACGGGTTCCCGAGTGCTGGCCGGATTGCGTGGGCCTTGTGGGGCGGCGATCCGGGACAGGCGTGGGCGAGCAAACTGACCAAGCAGATTGACGCGGCAGACAACAACGACAGGAGCATGGCGATGAACATCGAGCGACGTTCGCTGATCCTTGACGAGATCGAGTCCGACACCCCGCTGCTCGCGGTCGAGACGCGGAGCGAG